TTGTTCAGGTATTCACGGGAATTGTACTAATTTTATCGGTGATTTAGACACGTGCGAAATATCTGACGAAGAGAGAAAAAATGGCATCGATATTAGAGATCTAGTTAATTGTGACTAGTGAAGAAAAAGGCTTAAATGACTAAAAAGAAATTCTTTACATATGAAGATTTGCTAGATTCTACAAGTGAAAAGGGGAAAAGAGAGAAAATGATTGTTACTCCTCAAAAAGAGTTTATTAAAATGTTTGAAGAAAAGCATTTAGAAATTATTCATCTTATAAATGACAATTTCTCTAAGTTAAATAATAAACAGAATAAGATAAATACTGAATTTGCAAAACTTTTTAAAACAATGGAATCAACCCTTGAAAATTTTTCTGATAAATTGTCTAGTAATGAAGAGACGTTCCTATTTTTGATGCATAATATTAAAAAGAATCAATTTTTATACTCAAATTATCCAGATGATTGGATTAAATCTTATTTGGATATTAAAAATTGTATCTTATTTGAAAATAGAAAGATGGATGAAAAAATAGAAAAAAATGGGAATTGAACAGCTAAGCAACAAACAGATTGATTGCTTTAAGAACTCAGACGCTCGGATAAACATCTTTGAAGGTCCAGTTCGTTCAGGTAAATCATTTATCTCTTTGATAAGATGGCTTGAGTTCTGCAGATCAGGGCCAAAAGGTGCCTTAATCATCTGTGGGCGAACTGATAAGACTATCAAGCGTAATATTATCAATCCTCTACAGGATCTTGTAGGAAACTCTGTAGTGTACAAGCAGGGGAAGGGAGAAGTACATCTATATAACAGAATAATATATGTTGTCGGCGCAAATGATGATAGAGCAGAGAGCAAAATCAGAGGATCAGAGTTTGCAGGAGCATTAATTGATGAAGCATCTCTTATGCCAGAATCTTTCTTTAAGATGTTACTCTCGCGCTTGTCAATCCCAGGAGCACAATTGTTCTGCTCAACTAATCCAGATTCACCTTATCACTGGTTAAAGACAGATTTCATAAATCGTGAAAAAGAATTAGATCTAAAAGTTTTTAGCTTTAGCATACATGACAATCCATCATTGACAGCAAAATACATTCGAGACCTATCAAATGAATACCAGGGACTATGGTTTAAAAGATATATCGAAGGCGTTTGGTGTTTAGCTGACGGGGCAGTTTATGATTTTTTTGATGAAGATTTACACGTTATACAGATGCCTAATGCCCCTGCAACATACTATATTTTGGGTGTTGATTATGGTACAACAAATCCATGCGTCTTTACCCTGATCGGATATAATGCTGGAAACTATCCTAACATGTGGCTTGAGAAAGAGTACTATTACGATTCAAAGAAGATGCTACGACAGAAGAGCGACTACGATTATTCCAAGGATTTGATGGAATTCATTGAAGGTTACTATGTAAAGACGATTTACATTGATCCGTCCGCCGCCTCATTCAAGCAAGAGCTGAGTCGCAATGGAGTGAGAAATGTAGCTGATGCGAACAACGATGTAATTCCCGGAATTAGATTTGTTGGTCAATTGATAACAAACGGAACATTTAAAATATGCTCTAATTGTCAAGAAACAATAAAAGAGTTTAGTAACTATCTTTGGGATTCAAAAGCATCAGAGCGTGGGATTGACAAGCCAATTAAAAAATTTGATCATTGCCTCGACTCTGCACGCTACGCACTAATGTCTCACTTTTTCAATAATATAGGTGAAAGTATGACGGAAGAAGATGCAGAAAGTTTAGAGAGAAAATATCGTTATACTCACAATGGTTGACTGCTCCCAGGACTAAAGCCCTAAATTCTCCCATTCTTAAATCTATCAATTAAAATATTTGTTATAATATGGAATATGTGTCATAGTGAGCCTATAGATTAAAAAAATTACTTGGTTCTAATGAAAAAGAAAACTCTAAAACAGAAGAAAATTAAAAAAGTAATGGATGAGTGGAAAGAAGGAAAATTACATAGCGGTTCAAAGACGGGACCTATTGTAAAAAATGATAAGCAAGCTCTTGCAATTGCACTTTCAGAAGCTAAAAAAATGAAAAAGAAATAATTTGTTAAAACTATTAATTGAAAATATACAACAAAGAGTTGAAATGGCTAAGAAATGGATTCAAAGTGCGATCAAAAATAAAGGTGCCTTATCAAAGACATTAGGTTTTCCTGAAAATAAAAATATCCCGATGTCAAAAATTAAAGAAGCTGAAAAGTCTAACAATCTCACTACTAGAAAAAGAGCTGTTCTTGCTGAGACATTGAAAAAAATTAACAATAAAAAGTAATCCATGAGTATCTTCAACGGGCAATCAATTGTTAACGAATATAATGATTATTACGTAGATAATTACTACGCTTGGAATCCTTATTACCCTCTCGCAGATATTGATCTACGCATGTATTTGGGCGATCAGTGGAACGTTCAGGAGCGTGAGAAACTATTTCAAGAGGGGCGAACTGCATGGGTTAACAATCTCATACGAAAAAATATCAACCTCGTTGACGGCTATCAAAGATCTCACAGAATGAGTTCGATTGTTCTTCCGCAGGAAGAAAAAGATCAGCAAGCAGCCGACGATTTGTCAGATTTACTTCAATATGTGTATCAAGCCGGAGATGGTTATAAAGTTATTTCAGATTGTTTCTCGGGGGCCATTAAAACTGGGTGGAATCTTGCGACTGTGTGGATGGATTTTAGAGAAGACCCGATAAACGGTGATATAAAATTTGGAAGAGAGCCTTATTCTGGCTTTATCACAGATCCGTACTTAACCCAATTATCATTTGAAGACTGTTCAAACGTTATCAGACGCAAATATGTAACTCCAGAACTAGCCGCTTCACTTCTTCCCGATCATAAAAAAGATATATCTAACATACACAAGATGGGATGGTCTCGTGATGATAAATTTACATGGCTTCCTTATCAAACTCAGCCAAATGGCCAAGATTTTATCGCGTACAATGAGTTCTACAAACAGCTATGGAAAGATGTTCCTGTTCTCGTTAATGAAGAAACGGGTGAATATCAAGAATGGACGGGGCAAAAAGATGCCCTAAAATATCTTTTAGGAAAATATCCTGAATTAAAAGTTACAAAACAGGAAAAAAAGCATGTCGAGTGCCATATCATCTTAAATGATGTCTACGTAAAAACAATTGAGAACCAGTACGGTCTTGACGAATATCCATTTGTGCCGTTCGTGGCAGTTTGGGAGCCGGAGGCAGAAAATTGGGGCTTAAAACTACAATCTTTAGTGAGATGTCAAGTTGATCCGCAGAGGCTTTCTAATCGTTCTCTAAGCCAGATGACAGATATTCTTGAATCTCAAATCAATTCCGGGTGGATTGCCGAAGAAGAATCGGTCATAAACCCAAATTCACTCTTTCAAACATCTCAGGGCCGAGTTATTTGGAAAAAACGTGGTGCAACACCGGGGGCACTGGAGAAAATAGCTCCATCTCAAATACCTCCCTCAATGTTTCAATTGCAAGACGTTTACTCAAAATCAATGGCTGAAATACTTGGAGTGAATGACGCAGCGTTTGGAGTACCTGAATCGGGCAACGAATCCGGAATTATGATGATGCTACGTCAAGGAGCAGCAATAACAAATCTTCAGGGCGTTTTTGATAATCTAAGATATTCGCAAAAAATGCTTAGTAAAAAAGTTCTTAAATTGATTCAAACATGGACCCCCCAAAAAGTTGAGCGAATTCTGGGCAGAAAGCCAACAGAGCAATTCTATTCAAAAGATTTCATTAAGTATGATATTTCTGTGCAAGAAGGAATGTTAACAGATACTCAGAGACAAATGTACTTCAGACAACTTGTTGATCTTAAGCAACTTGGCGCTCCTGTTTCTGGCTCAATGCTGGCTAAAGCTGCGCCGATTCAAGGAAAGTCTACTTATCTAAAAGAACTTCAAGAAGAAGAAAAACAACAAGCTCAAGCAGGACAACAACAACAGCAAATGCAAATGAAAATGGTTGAGAGCCAGATAGAGAATCAAAAAGCTTCCTCAATCGAAAAGCTTGCTGGGGCCAAAGAAAGATTTACTCGTGGATTTGCTAATGTTGGACTCAGCGACGAAAGGTCTGCTGCAGCAGTAGACGCTCGAGCTTCAGCTGCATTAGATAGAGCTAAAGCGATTACAGAACTTGCAAAAATGGATGACGATAGATTGATAAAATATTGGGGTTTAGTTCAACAAATGGAAGCCAGCAACAAAAATCAAGAACAAGAAATTAAGAGTGATGATTTAGCAATTGCATCCGAAGGACAACAGCTTGGAGATCAACTACTCGGAAAAAATCAGAGTATACCTCAAGAAATGATGCCAGATCAACAAATTTAGGCTATTCCAAGAGGCCTTTTAAGTTCTTGGACTAATTTTAAAATAATTTTCATTCAGACTAGGAGAAATATGAAAAAGAAAAGTTCATCAAGCCGTTACGAGTCTATGGGCATGAAAAATAAAGCTCGAATGAGCAAAGGGGAGAAATCTTTTAACCTGCAAGACAACGCACAGGCGTCTACAGTTAAAAACGTTCCCTCCGATGCTGAGAAGTACGACATGAATCGTATGAGATATTACAGCGCTGGTTCGAAAGGATATCCATCCGAAGCGTGGAACTATCAATATTAAAATAAAGGATTAACGTGCAAGAGACAGGTGAAACTAGGGACGCTATAATTGCAGATGACAATAAATTAATTGAAGAAATCATCAATGCTAATAAATCTAATAAAGAACCGTATTGGATTGTGGTTTTTGCAAAGCCTGCAAGAAATTGTGTCGACGGAAAATATACATTAGCTAAGCACATTAAACCTTATAACGTTAAGCCTCAGTCTCAAGTGGGAATGCTTATCGGTGAAGTTAATAACAGATCCGGAAACATAAAATGGGAAATTAATATGCCCCAAAAACCATTTGATTTTGATCGGTTACCGGGAATTACAAGCATTGCCGGAGGTGAAGTTGTCATTGAAACATCCACCATTGCTAATGCTTATCTAACAAAATAATGACGCCGATTTTCGGGCGAGGGATAAATCATGAGTTTAGATTTACAAAATTCGGGCGATGAGATCATGGAAGACGCCGTTCCACAGGTTTTAGATGAAATGAATCAACAATCTGAACATAGCAAACAAGTTCCACTTGCTGCGTTGGAATCAGAAAGATCAAAACGTCAACAACTTGAAGATGAAAACAGAATGATGCGAGATCATTTTGCGATGCTACAAGCTCGTCAACAACCTCAACAACAATCACGTCAAGATGAAACAGACGGGATGGATGAATCAGACGTAATGACTATCGGTGAGTTTAAAAAGCTTAGCGGAAAGATTAAGAATGAATTTCAGTTGACCTTAGACGAATTGAAAATGTCGCAGAAATATCCCGACTATCAAACTGTAATTTCAAAATATTTACCAGAAGTAATTAAAAGCAACCCAAATATTAAAGGTTCATTAGAAAAAACCCAAGATTATGAACTAGCTTACTATCTTTCTAAAAATTCAGATGCTTATAAATCAGATAATAAAAAATCTGTAAGGCATGCAGATGCAGAGCGTATTTTAAAAAATACACAAACATCTGGAACTTTATCGAGTGTCGGGCAATCAACCCCAATGTCACAAGTTAAAAAATATAAAGATATGAGCGATTCAGATTTTAAGAATTTAATGAATAGAAATTTGGGATATTAACAAACAAAAAACAGGAAATAAATTATGAGTAGTTCAATTACTACAGTAAGTGTATTACCTCCTGCTGTACGAGAGTATTATGACCGGCTTTTGCTCATGACCGCATATCCAAATTTAATTTATACTAAATTTGCACAAAAGCGTGTCTTGCCAGAAAAAAGCGGAGATACAATCGTCTTCAGACGGTACGCAAAATTGTCAACGGTTCCTATTCCGTTAATCGACGGTAAAATGAATGCTGTCTTTAAACCCACTCTGATTGACTTGGAAGGCTACGTTATGCAGGAAGCTGCTTAATATGCTGACAGGGCCGAACTTTTTTTATGGACCTTTTTTATTAAGGATTTGCATACGATGATGACAATCTTCTCTAATACTAACGATCTCTTCAGGGATTTTGTGATAGGTGCGGATTTTAGGAAATGTTTTTCTAAATTCCATTGCAACTTCACAGGCTTCTTTTTTAACGATGAGAAACGGGTATATCAAGGGAAGAAGTTCATCAATAATTTTTCTATCTACAAACCATTCATGACGGATTTTCCAGTTTTTATTTTCTATTTTTCTAGAATATTGCCAACCACCATAGGTGAAATAAAGGTAATCAATCAAAGGCAAAGAGGTATTCATAACGAAAAGTCTAAGCGTGTGAGTTTTACCTCCAGGCCTACCGATGTGGAAACAACCTTCTCCATCAATAATACCAGAAAGATAAGACAATTGTATGTCACTCCATTTCATAAAAGATCCTTATTTAGAATCAATTATAACACATTGATTACTAAGTGTAAAGAAGACGGTGAACGACTAAGTGAGAGGGGCGCGAAAGCGCAAGCGATAGTCTGAACTTTATGGAAACATAAAGAAGGAGAGTCGAAGAACTTTCCTCGCCATAGAAATATGGTCAGTAGGCTTAATGAGCTGAAAGTAACAGAATGATAACTCCTCCGGGAGCACCATTATCAGTTACAGACATTAAAGCTAGAGTTAGCTTTTATGGTAACTTTGTAACAATTACTAACCAAGTCCAACTAACTGTTGAGGATAGGACGTTAAATGAAAGTGCTAGATTATTAGCACAGAATATGGCTCAGACCATTGATGAAGTTACAAGAGATGTGTTGGCTAGTACTAGTTCAGTGCAGCTTTGCTCAAACGGAATTAACGGTGGAACCCCAACCGAATTAACAAAAGCTGATATTGATGCTGCTGTTACTAATTTGCTCGGTAATGATGCCGATATGATTTCTGAAATCATTATGGCGACTGATCAGTTTTCAACAACTGCTATCAGACCCGCATTTTGGGGCTATATCGATACTGATCTACTAGACGATCTAGAAGCAGTAGCGAATTTTGTTACCTCTTCTCAATATCCTGGCAACCAAAAAGTTGTCCTAGATAGCGAGTGGGGAGCAACTGGAAACGTTAGATGGTTATTTACATCTGCCGGAAGCGTAAGTTCCGCTGCTACTCCTGTTTTCAATAATTTTATTGTTGGAAAAGAGGCATATGCAGTTGTGAATTTAAGAAGCCAAACAGGCGACTTCTATATTGAACCCTTGGGTTCAGCTGGAAGTGCTGATCCTCTACACCAAAGAGGCTCCGTGGGTTGGCAACACCCCTTCGTAAGTCGCATCCTAAATGA